CTAGCCTAGAACAATCAGGGTGTACTTTAACAAGCATTTTTGACTTATCTAGCGTTCCAGTATCAGCGTATCTTTCACCTTCTTTTACTTTACCTTCTACATGGTAAAATTCGTCTGTATTGCCGCCTTTCATAACTTGTGTATTAGTTTTTTCTTGTAAAAAAGCATTGAATTGAGTTGTACACCACCCTGCTTTAATAATATCTAGCGAAATAATTGTATCTTCGTTGTATCTACCGCGCCATCTAAATCTTAGCTCATTTCGTATTAAATTGCAGCTATAAATTCGTGTATTAAGCACAAATGGTGCTAATTTTGACTTGCGTGGTGCAAACATCATGTAATTTGGTCCTGCCATACCAATGTTACTATATTTGCTTACAAAATCTTCCATGACTTTAAAACAAGTGCCGTCTGTTACTTTAACTTGTAGGTTTTTATTAAATCTGTGGAAGTATCGTATGTTATCATCCATAACCCAATGCCAAGCAAATCCGTTATCTTTACTATGTTCCCAAGCAAAATTTCTAGCAGGGCCGGGTCCAGTACTTCGCTCTAACCCTAAATCGTCACACAACTCGTATTTTTCTTTGTATGACAAATCTAACGGAATAATGTCACACAACAAATCCCAGTGTTTAATTGCCTTTTGATATTCGTCAATTTCTTGCGGCTCAACAACTACATAATGTGGCACTTTCATCATGGTAAGTGCTTTTGAGGTCATCATATATTGTGACCTACCCTTACTAGGAATGTACAAAGGATAATTAGGCAGCATCGCTTTCTGTACCTTGCACCCTATAAGCGTCTAAATCTTCTTTTAAAGGCTCTGGATATCTAATGCTTCTAGTATTTTCGGTAAGCGGTAAACCTGTTTTTTTAGCAAATTCGTCTACATCTTCCTGATTATCAAAGTTTACCTTGACTGAATAATAATATTTTATTGCGTCATTATCGTACTCTGGCATATCTTCCCATTCTTTAAACGCATCTGTGTCGCCAAAGTCACGGTCAAGAAATAAATCTGCTAATTCATCAGAGCCAAACCCAAGCTTAGAAATATCAAACTTATCAAATTCAAGTTGCTTAATTTCTACCTTTAAGAGCTCTTCGTCCCAAGTACTATTTTCTGTTAACTTGTTATCTGCAATAACGTATGCGTGTTTTTGCGCTTCAGACCAACCCTTGGCAACCATAACAGGCACTTTATCTATTTCTAGCTTTTGTGCCGCCATCAAACGACCATGCCCTGCTATAATAGTATTTTCTTCGTCTGTTAAAATTGGTACCGTAAAGCCCCATTCTTGTATGCTTGCCGCTAGTTGCGTAACTTGTTCTTCGCTATGTTTGCGGCTGTTTCTTGCGTATGGAACTAACTTATTTGTATCTACTAAACTTATTTTAGTTGCAGGCCATTGTTTCGACATTGAGTAATAACACCTTTTCGCAATATGTTTTATATGCCTTTAATTCTTCTGTTGAAACCATATTTTTGTCAAGTAATCGTTGCGCTCCATTACCTATAACCCAATATGTAGCAACTGTTTTATTTTGCTTAATTCTCATGGCATTTAAATTAAGTTCGTAATCGTCTTTTTCAGCCAAAAGTGGTATTTTATCTAGCTTTTCTTCTGCCATTAAATTTTCTCTGTGCTCTTTTATTGCTTTGATAAACATCGAAATAGTAGGCCATCGCCTAGAACTTTGATTTTTACGAATATATTGTGCAGATTTTTCTAGCAAAAGATTTAAAACATTTTCTTTGCACTTTGGACACTCGCTATTTATGTCCTCTACCATATTTATCATTTCTATTTTAACTTGGTCTTTGCCAAGATGTGGCGGCACTTCATAGTTTTTTAATAACTCAAAAAGCCATTTTGAAATAACATTCTTTCGTTCCTGATAAATCATTTTGTAATTCCCAATTTTTTAACGTCAGCATTTTCAGTAAACAGATTATCTAAATAATTACCTGTTGTTGTAATTCTAGCAACATATTCATCGTCCCACCTTTCTTGATTTAACCAAGTTGTGGGGTTTGGTATAAACTGTTTATCTTGCCCATCAGTTTTTTCAATAAAATTAGCCAGTGCCTTTTTAATAGTATCATAGGGAACTTTTTTGAGTGCTTTGATAAATGATGTTCTAGCCGCACCTTTACCTACCTTCTTAGGATACATTTCCCAAAAATCTGTAAAATCGTATTCGTCATATCTATTTGTTAGTTTTACAAGGTTACCATTTATAAGGTTCTTGTTATCAAGTTTTTTAACATCCCCTTGTAAATTCTTTTTACATACCTTATTCAATAAATTTACATCATCATTTTCTAGTAAAAGTTCATATCCTAGGGTAGATTTACCACCATCAGGTCTGTGCCTTTGCGTTGTTTTTAATATATTTTGTTGCTTCAAAATGTTTATGTGGTGATTAACCGATGCTCTTGTCATTTCACATAAATTAGCCAATCTTGTTTGGCTTGGAAAACACGCGGTTGTATCATCATTATAATGGTCGGCTATCCAGTATAAAACTACCTTTGTAGCAGGTTTAAGGTTTTTCTGTTTCATTGCTAATGCAGTCATATAATGTGACATTAATTTTTTCCTTGTCCTAAAATTTGTGACAGGGTATACTGCTTTTGTAACATATGAACCTCCGTCTTTGTTACGTTTCTGTTTTTTAAACTTGGCCATCCTTCGGGGTGGTCATTTTCTTTTATAAACTTTGATTTTAAAAAGTCACTATTTATTTGTAAATTCTTTGTTGACTGAATAAGCTAATTTGATAGTGTGTTTGTAGACAGAATGGAGGTTCTTATGTCGACAACAAAATTCCCACCACCAGTGTTTTTAAAAGCACAAATTGGCGAACACATAAATAATTATAATGCAGATTTGCAAAGACAGGTTGAATTAAACCAAATTACAATCGACCAGTTTTACACGCAAAGTTTCCCAACCAATGCAATTAAACAGATAGAAAAAGCTGTAAATATTGCTATAGATTTATGGGACGAACAACAAAATGCGGATTGATACTGGATTAATTACATTCATTGCAGATCAGTTGCGTGAATACTCTGACGATAATCAGTGTTTCTGGGATACGTTAGATGGTGAAACCGACGTCATGTGGATTGTTGGTAAATTACTAGAAGATTACAATGAAACTAATGCCCACATTTTGGCAATAGATGAATTATTAAAAACTTACAAAGAACGAAAAGAAAGGATGCAATACAAAAAAGACAGTATCAAAAGATCGTTGCAAAAGGTTCTATACTCTACAAATCAAAAAAATATACCACACGCACTTGGCACAATATCAAGAAAAGATGGTGCAAAAACTGTGGTAATTGATAATATAGACCAACTACCAGACGAGTATATAAAGGTAGAAAAAGCACCAATTAAAAATGTTATAAAACAAAAATTAAGTGAAGGTGACCAAATAGACGGTGCGAGAATAGAAATTGGTAACCCAACTGTAAGTATAAGGATTAAATAAATGGAAAATAATACAGCAATTCAAGATTATATTGCCGCGCAATGTGATCTATCGGTGGCAATAAAAAATGCCACAGGTTTTGTTAATAATGACTATGCAGATTTAAATGAAGTAGTTCGTGTAGTTAAAGAAGCATTTCAAGTTCGCAACTTTTTAATAAACCATATTGAATATTCAAACGAACATGGTGATTTTTTAAGTACAATTTTTGAACATATATCAGGCAAAACTTGGGAAACATCAGTACGTTTAGTTTATAAACAAGGCGATATGCAATCACTTGGTAGTGCCATAACATATGCAAGACGATATGGTTTATCACAGCTTGCAGGGGTTATATCTGGCGACAAAGACGATGATGGCGAAGCGTCATTAAATCCTGTTGCAAGAGAATGTAAACGATACAAATCAGAAGTACCTTACAAAGATATGACACACGCACAGCGCAATTTATTAGAACGTGCGGAAACCACAGAAAATTGGCTTATTAATGGTGTTAAAACCCAAGAAAATTTTGACAAAGGTTTCGATAAAGCAAAAACCATGATTACCCAATTAAATGAATTTGCCAAACCTGTTGCCAATGAATTGGCGGTAGCATTTACCAATCATAAACTAGCAAAAAGAGAGGAAGAAAATGCTTCAGCTTAATGCAATTGGTAATCTTACACGCGATGGCGTAATGGGTGCATCAAGTAGTACTGATGTTTTGAACTTTGCTGTGGCGGTCAATGATCGTCGCACAAAAGAAACAACTTATGTTGATTGTGCATTGTGGGGTGCAAGAGCTAAAGCCCTACAGCAATACCTTAAAAGAGGTCAAAAGGTATTTGTGCAAGGCGAAACAGGTTTAAAAGAATACAATGGCAATACACAGATAACTTGTAATGTCGCTGTTGTTGAGTTGCTTGGTGGGGGCGGTAATAGAACCTCGACTGCTACCGATACTGGCAACTCCAACGATACAGGCAGTGGCAATGCTTCGGCAGACTTTGACGATGAAATTCCGTTCTAAAAAGCCGATTTTACAAGTTGTTATGCGTGATGGGGTTTTGCACCCTGTCACGCAATACGATGCCGAAATATTAGAAACATATTCAACCAACCAATTATTCGACATACAAGCTGTAAGCGAACGCTCACCACAGCATCATAAAAAATATTGGTCGGTATTAAATAATGTCGTTAAAGACACTCAGAAGTGGGCTACTGCGGCTCACCTACATGACGATCTAAAAATGTTATGCGGATACTATAGAACGGTTATAAATAAAGCTAACAATAGTGTTTATTTTGTACCTGATAGTATTGCGTTTACAAAGATGGATCAAAAAGAATTTAAAACTTATTTTGATAATGCAATGATGAAACTATCGGAGGCGGTCGGTTACGATCCTATGGAAATATGACAAACTCATCTAATTATACTGAAGAGCAAATTTTAATACGATCTATGCCTTGCCCAAAGTGCGGTGCTTTACCAAGACACCATTGCAACAGAAAACCATCTGAAGATGGAAAAATAAAAAACCATAACGAAAGACAGCTGTTTTGGCACAAACACGTTAAAATATGTAAGTTGCAACAAAAATACTTTGTACCATATGAATACACACAATGGTCAAGTAAAAGGTTTAAAAAAGTTGCCGAAGATAAAAATGGTTCGGACTTATTTGTAGATACATATGACTATAAAGGTTATAAATTGTGAGTAATTTGGCAAATAGACCGCCAACAGGTCTTAAAAAACCAAAAAATAAGCCTGATAAAAAATACTTAGAATATATTAGAAGCTTACCTTGCTGTGTGTGCCAAAAGTTTGGCGAACCGCAATTATCACCAACAACTGCACATCATACAATACATGATAGATTTAGTGGTGCAAAAAGAAGTGATCGTGAAGCCATCCCTCTTTGCGAAGGACATCATCAAGGTAATTGGGACAGCTCCAAGTTAGCTATACATAAAGAGCCAAAGAAATGGCAAGAGCAATATGGCAAAGATTATAACTTTATTAAATTAGACTGATTTTCATTTGCTTCGTCCCATTGTACTTTTACATGAACGTGCGGTAACTGCCCAACATCACAATATCTTTTAAAGCAACTTAAATGCCAAATTTGTGCATCGTCTACAAATACAGTGTGATTGCAAGCATCCATTATT